TTGCTACAGAGCAACTTACATTATTGATAGAAATGATGTAGTACAGCACGTAAGTGTTAACGCACTTGACACAGGCAGAAATGCTAATGAAGTTCTTAGAACTTTACAAGCAATCAAAGCAGGTGGATTAACAGGTTGTGAATGGCAACCAGGAGAAAATTTCGTAGGATGATTTTATTTACAGCAGACTGGCATATTAAATTAGGACAAAAGAATGTACCGACCGCATGGGCGTGTACTAGATATCAGATGTTCTATGAACAAGTACAGGAAGCTATAGATAAACACGAAGTTACACTTCACATCATTGGTGGGGACTTGTTTGACCGAGTCCCCAGCATGGATGAACTTACTCTTTATTTTGACTTTGTTGCAAAACAGAAAGTAAGAACAATTATCTATGACGGAAATCATGAAGCAACTAAAAAGAATCATACATTCTTTACTAATTTGATTCGTGCCACAAAGGATATAAATCCTCTAGTAGAAGTAATTACTGAAACATATTATGAGGATGATTGGGCGATTCTACCATATGCTGATTTGCATAAAAAGAATCATATAGAAGGCATCAATGCTGATGTCTTATTTACTCATGTGCGTGGAGAGATACCACCTCATGTAGTACCAGAAGTAGAATTAGAGAGATTTGACAAGTTTGATGTCGTATTTGCTGGTGACTTACATGCTCACGAGAATACTCAACGAAATATTGTGTACCCAGGAAGTCCAATGACAACATCTTTTCATAGAAACGAAGTCCAAACGGGGTATTTAATTATTGACCCTAGTAATCATTGGGAATGGACATGGCATAATTTTGACCTTCCACAGCTTATTCGTAAGACTGTAGATAGTGCAGATGAAATGATACAAACAGATTTTCATCATACTATATATGAAGTTGAAGGAGATATGCAAGATTTGGCAAAAGTTAAAAACTCTGATTTACTAGACAAGAAAGTTGTTCGCAGAGAGACAGAAGCTACTCTTGATTTAAGTAGTGAAATGACTATCTCGGATGAGTTAGGAATATATCTGAAAGAGATATTATCTCTTGATGATGCAAAAGTAAGAAAATTAATGGGAGTTTTTAATGATTATTCTACAAAAACTGAAATGGGATAATTGTTTTTCGTATGGCGAAAACAATGAGTTGGACTTATCAAAAGATACACTCACACAATTAGTTGGAACAAATGGTGTTGGAAAGTCATCTATTCCTTTAATATTGGAAGAAATACTATTCAACAAAAATAGTAAGAATGTAAAGAAAGCGGATATAGCAAATAGATATGTTAACAAGGGATATGATATTAGTCTTGACTTTAGTGTTGACAGTGACCTATATAACATTACTGTTATACGGCGTGGCACACTCAAATGCAAGTTAACAAAGAATGGAGAAGATATAAGTTCTCACACAGCTTCCAATACCTACAAGACTTTGGGAGATATTCTTGGCATTGACTTTAAAACTTTTTCACAGTTAGTATATCAAAATACAAATGCGTCTCTACAGTTTTTAACTGCTACAGACACAAATCGTAAGAAGTTCTTAATTGACTTATTAAAACTTGATGAGTATGTTGCGTTCTTTGAAACATTTAAAGAAGCTGTACGTGTATCTTCTAGTGAAATTACAACTATCAATGCAAAAATTGCAACAGTATCAAAATGGTTAGAAGACAATTTTCTCGAAGATAGTTCCATACTTTCAAAAATGGATTTACCATTTTACTCGGATGATGATGAGAAATCTTTACGTTCTTTATTAATAGAACTTGAAAATATCTCCGAAAAGAACAAAAAAATAAATACTAATAATCAACTGAAGAAACAGTTAAATAATATAGATTTACATGAGTATAAAAGACTATTGGCAGAAAACCCAGAGGAAAAAAGTACTAGAGATTTAGTATCGTCTATTGCCACATGGAAATCAGAACAAACTCACGAGCAATCTATGTTAAGTAAATACGAAGCCCTAGCGGGTATAAAAGATGCAACTTGTCCTACTTGTGATGGTGAGATAAACCAATCTTTTGTATCTAATATGGTTAAAGAGCATAGCGAAAGAGTAGAAAACTGTAAAAAATTCGCAAAAGATGCACAGGATAAACTTACAGAGTTGGAGAAATCAAATGCGGTACATAGGACAGCAAAACGAGAAATCGAAGATTGGGAAGACCTCTACAGGAGTATCGACCATGAACTCACTACATCAATCCTCAATGAAAATGACATTCAGGAAAAAATTGCAAAACTTCGTGAAAACATTGCCAATGCTAAATCGGCTCTTCAAGAGGTAATTGATGAAAATGAAAGACGAGAAAGACATAACACCAGAATTGGAATTATACTGGAACAGACTAGCGAATTTCAAAGCCAACTTGATATCCTTGAATCTGAATTATCAGGTCAAGAAGAACACTTGGCGTCACTTGAAACGCTTAAAAAAGCATTTTCTACAAACGGACTCCTTGCCTACAAAATAGAAAGTTTAGTAAAAGAGCTAGAGTTATTAACAAACGACTACCTAGCAGAATTTAGTGATGGTAGGTTTGCTATAAATTTTGTAGTAACAAACGATAAACTAAATGTAGAAGTGTCTGATAATGGAAACATTATTGACATTCTTGCTCTTTCTAGCGGTGAGTTAGCAAGAGTAAATATTGCGACATTAGTTGCAATACGAAAACTTATGGCTTCAATTAGTAGAAGTCAAATTAATGTACTTTTCTTAGATGAGGTTAATCAAGCCTTAGATGAGCAAGGTAAAGAAAAAGTAGTGGAAGTTTTACTCAAAGAAGAAAACCTAAATACATATTTAGTATCTCATGGTTGGACTCACCCACTCTTAGAAAAAATAGAAATAGTAAAAGAAGATAATATTTCGAGGTTAGACTAATGAAAGGATATATTTTAACAATCTGTCTAGCTATGACAGGAACAATAGCAATGGCATACAATAATTTAGAGTATAAAAATGTACCTCGTGTACATGGTTGTACTGGTGAATGTTATGCAGAGTATGTTGCACTCAATGGTACTCCTGCAGAAATTGAAAGAAAGAAACAAGCGTTAGCACAAGAAGACGAGTTTAGTAGTATTCGTAGCCTTTGGGCTGGATGTGCTGCTTGTCATGGAGTTGACGGAGGCGGAGGTGTTGGACCAATGCTCGCTGGTCAAAGTGCAGACGATATTATTAATAAGTTGACTATCTACAAAAATAGAGGACAGATTGGTGCACAGTCTGCTCTTATGTGGGGTCAAGCAGGTATGCTTACCGAAGAAGAAATAGAAACTATCGGTAAGTTTGTACAAGGAGGTATGCCTAAATGAAAATAGAAATCTATAGTATACCAAACTGTCCTTACTGTACAAAAGCAAAAGGTCTTGCAGAAAGAAAAGGACATGAGGTAATTTATAATATGATGGGAGAAGAGTTTCAAGCAAGTGATGTTAGAGAACTATTTCCCACAGCTCGTACATTTCCACAGATTATTGTGGATGGCGAAAAAATTGGAGGTTACACAGAACTGGAGAAATTGATTGGTTAATTCAAGACGCAAAGGGCATGACGCAGAATTAAAAGCGGCAGCCATGTTAAAAAGAATAACTGGTGAAGACTTTGTACAAACTCCAGGTAGTGGCTCAGGTAAAATTAAAGGCGACTTATACGTAGAACATAAACATAACTTGTTCACAATAGAAGTTAAGCATTACAAAGATATGGCATTTAACCATAAAATATTTACTCAAAAGAGTAATGTATTTGTAACTTGGTGGTCAAAACTTTGTAAACAAGCCGAAGAGATGAAACAAGAGCCACTACTAATCTTCAAAGAAAACCACTCACAGTGGTATGTGGCAACGACAAGAAAGCCACAGTACAAAAAACATATGTATATAAACTGGTTAGGGTGCTATGTCACCTTTGCCGAACAATTTTTAGAAACACAAAAGGTAAAATTTACAAATGGCAATACAATTTACGAGCCATGGAAAGCCGATCCCGAATGGGAACTTGTTGATTGTTGATGGACTCAATCTAGCTTTTCGATGGAAACACCAAGGACGAAATGACTTCGAACATGATTATGTAAGAACAGTTCAATCCTTGGCAAAGTCCTATAACTGTGGAGAAATAGTAATACTTGGCGATGGCGGTAGTAACTATCGTAAAGAAATCTATCCAGAGTATAAAGCAAATCGTAAAGAACGATATGCAGAACAAACACCTGAAGAAGCAAAAGAGTTTGAAATGTTTCTTGCAGAGTTTAGTGATACAATGACTAATCTCAAAAGCAAGGGGTATTTAACTCTTAAGTACGCAGGAGTAGAAGCTGATGATATAGCTGCTCTTATCTGTCAAAACAGAGAAGAGTTAGGTCTCGATGAGATTTGGTTAATATCATCAGATAAAGACTGGGATTTACTAGTTGACCCAAAAATTAGTCGTTTTTCGACTGTAACTAGAAAAGAAACAACTGTCCATAACTGGGATGAGCATTATGACTTTGACCCTGAGTACTTCTTGACTTACAAGACACTCACAGGAGATAAAGGAGATAATGTTCCAGGAGTAGATGGAGTCGGCCCTAAAAGAGCTACTCAACTCATAGAACAGTATGGAGATATATTTGATATTATGGCGAGTTTGCCTCTTGAAGGAAAGTATAAGTACATTCAGAACTTAAATGAGTTCGGAACTGAAGGACTAGAAAGAGGAGTGCAACTCATGGATTTAACATACGATGTCGAAGGCGCAGTGCTTGGACATGGGCAAGAAATTATAGGATTGGTAGAAAATTATGTCAGTGAAGATAGACTTTAGTAAAGATAAACTTTTAGATGATTTTGCACACGCAACTCTAAAAGATAGATATATGGTAGGTGATGAAACTTCACCTCAAGAAGCGTTTGCCCGTGCAGCTATGGCTTTCGGAGATGATGAAGATCATGCACAAAGATTATATGACTATGTCAGTAATCTATGGTTTATGTTTTCAACTCCTGTGTTATCTAATGGTGGTACAAAAAGAGGCTTACCTATTAGTTGTTTCTTGAATTATGTAGATGATTCAAGAGAAGGAATTACAGGCCACTTTACAGAGAATGCTTTTTTAAGTAGCTTTGGTGGTGGTATTGGCGGTAGTTGGAGTGATGTAAGGTCTATGGGAACTAAGACCTCAAAAGGCTCTGAGTCTACTGGTGTGATTCCATTTGTAAAAGTTGTAGATAGTGAAATGTTAGCATTTAGTCAGGGTGTGACAAGACGGGGGTCATACGCTGGGTATCTACATATTTCCCACCCCGAAATAGAGGAGTTCTTAGATGTTAGGAAACCTACTGGTGGCGATGTTAACCGTAAGTGTACTAACCTTCATCATGCTGTGGTTATTCCAGATGCTTTTATGGAACTCATACACATGGCAACTAAGCATGGCGATTATGATGATAGTTGGAATCTTATCGATCCTCATAGCGGGGAGGTCAGAAAAACAGTCTCAGCGAGAGCACTCTGGGTAAAAATACTACAGAACAGAATTGAGACAGGAGAGCCATACATAATGTACGAAGATGCAGTACAAAATGCATTGCCTGATTTCCAAAAGAAGAAAGGATTGAAAGTACATCACAGTAACTTATGTTCAGAAATAACATTAGCTACAGACGAAGAGAGAACAGCAGTATGCTGTCTATCTAGTGTGAACTTGGAATATTATGATGATTGGAAAAAAGTTCCATCATTTATTCCTGACGTAGTTCGTATGCTAGATAATGTGTTGGAATACTTCATAAAAAATGCACCAACACAATTAGAAAAAGCTAGGTTTAGTGCTTATAGGGAGAGAAGCATTGGACTTGGTGCAATGGGATTTCATGCTTACTTACAAAAGAATAATATACCTTTTGAAAGTGCTATGGCAGGAAATATTAACCTTGATATGTTTAATCATATTAAATCAGAAGCAGAGCAAGAAACTAGAAGGTTAGCAATAGAAAGAGGTGCGTGTCCAGACGATGACACAGCTTCTGTAAGAAACGCTCACTTACTAGCTATAGCTCCTAACGCATCTTCTAGTATTATATGCGGTAATACTTCACCAAGTATTGAACCATATCGTGCTAATGCGTATACACAAAAAACAAAGTCTGGTTCTAATTTAGTAAAGAATAAGTTTCTTGATAGAATAATTAGAGAAAAGACTAATAGCGAAGAAGAGTACACAGAAACCTGGAGAAGCATAGTTGCAAACAAAGGAAGTGTACAACACTTAAACATACTTGATGAGTGGGATAAAGATGTATTTAAGACAGCAGTTGAAATAAATCAATCATGGATTGTAGAACATGCTTCTCAAAGACAAGATTTAATATGCCAGTCACAAAGTGTAAACCTATTCTTTCCACCTGATGTGAACAAAGCAGATTTGCATAATGTTCATATGTTAGCGTGGGCAAAGAATCTTAAAACATTATATTATCTAAGAAGTGAAGCAATCAGTAGAGCTGATAATGTTACTTCTCAGGCTAAAAGAGAGATAATCTTTGAACAATCAGATTGTCTAAGTTGTGAGGGATAAATGAGCAAATTATTAAAAGAAAGAGATTATTATAAACCTTTTGATTATCCTTGGGCATTTGAGTTTTACAAAAAACAACAACAAATGCATTGGTTACCTGATGAAGTACCACTCCAAGATGACATCAAAGATTATAATCAAAAATTAACAGAAGGTGAAAGAACACTTATAGATAATATATTTAAGTTCTTTACACAAGCAGACGTTGATGTATGTTGTGGATATGCAAAACATTATCTACCTACATTTAAACAACCAGAAATAAGAATGATGCTAGTAAGTTATGCTGCTATGGAAGCAGTACACCAAGAAGCATATTCTTTATTACTGGAAACTTTAGGTAAATCAGATGATCAGTACACAGAGTTTTTTGAAATACAAGCTATGACAGAAAAGCATGAGTACTTAACTGATTTTAATATGAATAACCCGCATGAGATTGCAAAGACCATGGCAGTCTATAGTGGGTTTACAGAAGGAGTACAACTATTTAGTAGTTTTGCTATACTTCTAAACTATCCAAGACATAATCTTATGAAAGGTATGGGACAGATAGTAACATGGTCTATAAGAGATGAGTCACTTCATGTTGAAGGACTATCAAAACTCTTTAGAACTTTTATTGCAGAAAATCCAGATATATGGACAGATAAACTAAAATATGAAATATATTGTGCAGCAGAACGCGTTGTTGAATTAGAAGATAAATTTATTGATGTTTGTTTCGATAAAGCAGACATACCTGACTTAACAGCGAAGGAAGTAAAAGAATACATAAGATACATCGCCGATAGACGATTACTCGGTCTTGGTATGAAAGCAATATTCCATAGTACAGTTAATCCACTTCCATGGATTGATATGCAAATAAATGCAGTTGAGCATACCAACTTTTTTGAAAACCGTGCTACCGAGTATGCTAAGGCTAGTACACAAGGAAACTGGCAGGATATATTTAAATGAGTACGATTACAATTGATGGTGTCGAACATGATGTTGATTCTTTTAGCAACGACCAAAAAGCATTACATCATGCAATTCAATACTGCGACGTAAAGTTAGCAGACCTTGATAATGAAAGAGCAGCTATAAAAACTGCTAGACAAGCGTATGTTAATGATTTAGGTCAGAGTTTAAGGGACGACTAATGGTTATTTATATAGGCTACGATTCAGAACAACCCGAAGCATACGAAGTGTGCAGAGAGAGTATAAAACGATATAATCGTAGCCATACCATTAAACCTTTAATACTTGAAGAATTAAAGATGCAGGGAATATACAAGAGACCGTTTCAAAATGAAAGTACAGAATTTGCTTTCTCACGGTTTCTTGTTCCTTATCTTTCTATGTACTCAGGATTTTCACTTTTCTGTGATAGTGACTTTATGTGGAAATGTGACCCTGCTGAACTATTCAATTACACAAACTGCGGCAAAGCCGTATACTGTGTTCAACACCCCGCCTTTTTATCACCAACTACAAAGATGAATGATAAACCAAATCTATCTTATCCTAAAAAGTATTGGTCATCACTTATGATATTTGATAATGGAAGATGTAGAAATCTTACTGCAGAGTATGTAAATCAAGCCCCAGCGGGTGCTTTACATGAAATGCACTGGGCGGAATCTATTGGTAGTTTACCTGCGGAATACAACGCTATGGTAAATTACTATCAATTCCCAAAACCAAAAGCGGTTCATTTTACAGATGGTGGGCCGTGGCATGATATTCACGACAACCTAGGATACTCAAACGAATGGAAGAAAATTTACGCAAACTTACAGAAGGAAAACGAATAATACTTGTCGGCAACTCTGTTGAGATGTTACAACATGACCTTGCTGACTATATTGAAAGTTTTGATACAATAGTAAGATTTGGAAATGGTATTCCCACAAATGAAAATTGGGATAGTATTGGTAAGCGTACTGACATTTGGGTAACTGGGTTTCTAAGATACAACAAACGAAAATTCTATCCTAAAAACATTCCTGTTTTATTTAATCGTTCACGTATACACCTTGATATAATTCCTGACCATTATCCCAATTTTGAAGTTATTGAAATGTTTTCGGATAAAGAGATGTTGAGTATATTTGATTTAGTGGGAGCTAAAAACAATGAAGTTAATGGACAACGACCAAGTGCAGGTTTCATTACAATTCAATATTTTTTACAGAAAATAAATTTTTCTACTCTTACATTGGTAGGTTTTGACTTTTTTGCAAAAGCTCTTTCAATTACTGCTGGATTTGCGAACCCTACAAGTTGGCACATTCCAATGAATTCACAAACATACAATCCCCATTCTCAGAAAGAGAAGGAGATTGTACTTGATTTATTTAATAGAGGTATAATTGATTGGAAAATATTATCAGACTTAAATCAGGGTAACTTAGACCTTTCCTAATATAAATCCTCTTTCAACAAGTTTTCCTGCGATTGCTTTTTGTTTTTGTGCTTTTTGTAAAAGTATTTCATTCACTGCAGCATTTCTAAAGTTTAAGGGAATTCTGTCAATCAGAGATGTATAACAATCCCAAGGAACTGCTAACTGAACGCCTGTACTTAGCTCTAAGTACTCTCTTGAAAGGTATCTATGTTCGATTTGTATACTCCAAGACTTTCTCAACATGACATTATAATCTAGTAATTCTTTTGCTCCGATTGCATCTCTTTCGACAAGCTGGTCTAATTTGCCATTAACATAAATTGGTGACCAAGAATGTTTGTAGAAACTTAATGCTTCAAAGAAGGCAGTATCATTTGTAGCTAATAGCTGAGTATCAATGTAAGGTCTTCTACCTTGATTCTTTGGATCAACTTGTCTTGTAAAAAATAAATCTCTATTTTCAAATTCACATAATCTATCGTAGTTTAGTACCACTAGATTTTTATCAATGAAAGGTATGCCTTGATGTGTTTTTCTTTTTATTTTAAGTATGTCGTAATAATGTCCTATATTTGGATGTTTGTCAAAAACTAAATCTCTACTTAAAAATGAAATTGATGCTTTGAAAAAACTTGCAGGGGGTATATCACCACTGTCAATTGCACGATTAAAAATTCTACATCCATCCCATACTATTATTCGTTTTGCAAGACCACCTTTATCTTTCCAATACTCTTTTAAGAAAAATGTCATTCTAGATATATCTTCTTCTCTCCACCATGCTTCATAAACTTTTACATTTTGAAAATTATTTAGTATCCAGTCTACTTCTCTTGTATTCCAATCTTCTTTATGGATGAAAAGATGCAGACGAAAACCGTCTTTATCAATTAAAGAAGCTAAAGTGAACATACTCCAGTCTTTTTTATATTTTGTTACTAATTCAATCATCCGTCTATTACCTTATATTCCCAAAAATTATTGAGATAGTTATTTAATCTTTCTTCTGCATCTTTATCGAAACTAAAGATTATTCCTGAGTTCTTTGCTGAAAATATTTTCATCAGCGATTTTTTTGCATTTGTATTTGCTATTGTTTCATATATACTTTCGTATGTCCAAAGATTTTTTTCTCTGTCTTCCCTTCTATGAGATATTAAACTTAAATCTTTGTCTAACATAAGTGCCATAAGTCCCATTTCACTATTTTGCATTGTAGCACACTGTTTACAATTAGCTAGTAATTCAAAACCTCCAAGTTTTTTGTCAAGTACTGTGTCTTCGCCATATTCTTTTTTTAACTTTGCTATCCATACTTTTTGAGTAATTGGATGTGGTTTAATTTTAAATCCTTGCTCTACACAATGTTTAAGTCTGCCCCAATGGAGTGTTTTGCCTTTTGTAAGTATATTAGTACCTGGTAAAAATGCTACTTTATCGTAATACTCTAAGTTAGTTCCAAGAGTATACTTATTATGAAAATTATTTACAATTTTATTGCATCTTTCTTCGTCTATTTTTATGTCTGAAGTAACAATGCTTTTAAATAATTTATTATTAATTACTATACTTGGTACTCTTATGTATATGCCATTACCAAGAAAGTCTGTATACAACCATTTATGTATTGTACTTAGTGCATTTGTATTAAACCAAATATCATATTCAAAAGGACTACCTCTATGTTTTTCGGGAATTATTCTTTTTCTAAATTCTGCTAATTCCTCTAAATCACTAATTGGTCTATAAGAAGACCCTGACTTCATAAAATGAGTAGGTATATCTCCTAAACTTTCATTTATTGTTAATGCTTCTAGTTTATTCTTCGGTTTTACCACGCTTTAACTCAAATATTTGTTTTTCCATTATTCTCATTCTTTTTTCTGATTCTTCTATTGAATCATATAAAGCCTGCATCATACTTTCCATTTTTCTATTAAGATACTCTGGTGTTATATTCGTTTCTTTTTTAAATCCGCTCATTAACTGCTCTCGCTCCATTTTGAGCCATCCCAGAACGAGAATCCATAGTCTTCTAAGCTAGAAACTTCTGTATCAAATAGAGTTCCCGCTTGAGAGGCTGTTGTTCTTTCATATACAACGGTAGATGTATTAAATACCGTTGTGGTTAAGTGGTCAGTAGTAATTGTTGTATCTGTAGACCTTGTTGTATTAAAGGTTGTAGTTGTAGTTCTATCTGTACCGAATGTTGTTGTTCTACTTGTATTAAATGTTGTAGTCGTATTAAACGCTGTAGTTCTAGAAGTTTCTGTACTTCTTGAAGATGCTGTACTTCTACTTGACGCAGTAGCTTGTGTTGTATTAAATGTTGTTGTAGTATCTCTGCTTGATCCAGTGTTTCTACTTGTTACTGTACTTTGTGAAGTATTAAATATTGTACTTGTAGATTTACTTGTACCAGTTGACTTACTTGTAATTGTTCCTTGTGAAGTTGCAAATACTGTAGTTGTAGATTTACTTGTACCTGTATTTCTACTTGTTACTGTGCTTTGTGTTGTATTAAATGTTGTAGTTGTATCTCTACTTGAAGCAGTACTTCTACTTGATGCTGTAGATTGTGATGTTGCAAATGTTGATACAGTATCTCTACTTGATGCAGTCGCTCTACTTGTTAGTGTACCTTGTGAAGTATTAAAGGTTGTAGTTGTGGTTCTACTTGTACCCGTTGCTCTACTACTTATTCTACTTGTAATATAAGCTGTTTCATATGTTGTTGACTGTGATGTGTTATCAATATATGCTGTAGAAGTTGTAAATGTTGTAATAAATGATGTAGACTGCGAAGTATTTGTACTTTGTGAAGTATTTGATATTCTCACAGTATTATAACTTGTTGACTGTGATGTATTTGTACTTTGTGAAGTATTTGATATTCTTACAGTATTATAACTTGTTGACTGTGATGTATTTGTATTTCTTGCTGTATTCGTTGCTTGTGTTGTAGTATATGATGTTGACTGTGATGTATTTGTACCTCTTGCCGTATTGGTTGCTTGTGAGGTATTTCTAGATGTATTTGTAGCAAATGTTGTACTATAACTAGTTGCTGTTGCAAAAGAAGTATTATCTATATATGCTGTAATTCTTGATGTATTTGTATTTCTTGCTGTATTTGTAGCGGCTATAAAAGATGTAATTCTTGCTGTGTTATTTGTAAAGCTTGTACTTCTTGATGTATTTGTTGCTTGAGAAGTATTATTTGTAAAGCCTGTAGCGTTTGTAAAAGATGTACTACGACTATCAGCTTGTCCAAACGTTGTACTTCTAGATGTATTTGTATTTCTAGTCGTACTTACACTAGTATTAAATGGGATGCCAGCTTCATCATCAGGGTCAGCTGTTATGAAAGTCGTTATGTAACTTGTAGCATTTGTAAATCCTGTATTTCTAGTTTGGATAGTAATAAAACTTGTATTTCTAGATGTATTTGTATTTCTAGATGTATTTGTAGCAAAGGATGTATTGTCTATATATGCTGTAATTCTAGACGTATTTGTAGCAAATGAGGTACTTCTTGCTGTATTTGTATTATTTGTGAATCCAGTACTGTTAGTAAATCCTGTAGATCTACTTGTATTTGTTGCTTGAGTTGTATTTGTATTTCTAGAAGTTCCTCTTGTTGTATTGTTTGTAAATGCAGTACCAAAAGAAGTGTTATCTATATACGCTGTACTTGTAATAAAGGTTGTTATTCTAGAAGTACCAAAAGAAGTATTATCTATATACGCTGTTGTAGTTGTAAACGTTGTAGTTCTAGTTGTAGCAAATGAAGTATTAGCTTGATATGCTGTTGTAGTTGTAAACGTTGTAATTCTACTTGTAGCAAATGAAGTATTAGCTTGATATGCTGTTGTAGTTGTAAACGTTGTAGTTCTAGTTGTTGACTGAGATGTATTTGTATTTCTTGCTGTATTCGTGGCAAATGATGTATTTCTACTTGTACTTATCACTGTGTCATATGAAGTAGTGTAAGTCGTTGTAGTGTTATATGCCGTTGTTGTACTTTTACTTGTATTAAATGTTGTTGTAGTAGTAAAAGTAGTTGTTGTTGTAAATGCAGTTGTAGTGCTTTGTGTTGTATTAAATGTTGTAGTAGTATTAAATGCTGTTGTTGTTGTAAACGCTGTTGTTGTACTCTGTGTTGTATTAAAAGTAGTCGTAGTATTAAATGTTGTAGTCGTTGTAAATGCTGTTGTTGTACCGTCTGAAGTATTAAATGTTGTTGTTGTTGTAAAAGCAGTTGTTGTATTAAATGCCGTTGTAGTAGACTGCGACGTATTGAATGTAGTTGTAGTACTAAATGCTGTTGTTGTATTAAATGCTGTGGTTGTAGATTGCGATGTATTAAATGTTGTCGTTGTTGTAAAAGCAGTAGTAGTAGTAAACGCTGTTGTTGTATTAAATGCTGTTGTTCTACTTGTCTCTGTTGCTTGAGTTGTATTAAATATAGTTGTTCTACTTGTATCAAAAGTAGTTACAGTATCTAGAGTAGTATTAAATGTTGTTGTAGTTGCAAAAGCAGTATCTTGCACACCACTAATTGTGCTAGTGCTTGTTGAGGTGCTTCTAGAAGTTTCATGCGTAATAGTAAACGGGCCTTCAAGAGTCCCGTCATCATTTACATAGACTTCATTGATTCTACGAAGCGTACCACTATCATTGATTGCCAAAAAGGAAATCTCACGAAGCGTTCCACTGTCATTAACATATAGTGCCATTTATTAACTCGAGTATACAAACCATATGTGACCACTTGATGTTCCGCTGGTATCTGTTGGTGCTGTTGTTGTAATTGTATACGGTAGTCTGGCACTGGCTACAGTACCCGATGTTATTTTATCTGCAGCAATACTTATATTTTGAGCAGCTCCTGCAGAGTCAAATTTTTCACTTCCATCTACAGAAAGACCTGCGTCTTCGATATTAAAGTTTAACTTAGTTCCCATTTTATACCTCTATTGTTGTTCTTATAAACTTGTACGCCATTGAGTCTGTTGAAGAGGGCGTTGCTCTTAATCTTACATTACCACTATTTATATCTGCATCAAATGTTGCCTGAGCACCATTGTCAAATATAGAAGCGTATTGTGTTAAATAAACTGTTGTTCCATCATGGAATAGTACTATCTCTAATGCTTGATAGTCTGAATCTGTTGTATTTTTTATTTGTATTAAATATTTAGCAGTTCTGAATGTTGAAGCACTAAATGAATCCAGTGTAAATTCTGTAGTTGCTGATGAAGTTCCTGTTCCAACATCCATACCAGCTACACTGTTCATATGAAATCTTTGAGGTGCTGCTGTATCATTAATACCTAAATGACCGTTTGTTCTAAATCTAGTGTTATCTTGTAAATTTACTACTGCATCATTATCAAAACTAATTGTACCTGTCATTGTTTTGCCGTTTAAAGCACCACTTGATAATTGTGTAGCAGTTACAGAATTATTTGCAATCTCACTAGAACCTACAGCATTTGCTGCTATTTCACTTGAACCTACAGCATTGCCTGCTATCTTAGCGGCTGTTACTGCATTTGCTTGTATTTTTGCTGTTATAACTGAATCTGTTGCTAACTGACTTGCTGTAACTTGAGCGTCATCAATATGTCTAGTAAGAATACTATTCTGTGCAATCTTTGTACCATCTACTGCATTATCTGCAATGTTTCCTGTAGCAATAGTATTTGCAGCTATTTTATCTGTTGTTACAGCATCATCTGCAATTAATAAAGTAGTAATGCTATTAGTTGCGATTTCACTTGTACCTACTACATTTTCTGCTATCTTAGCTGATGTTACTGCATTATTTGCTATCTTAGCTGTACTTACTTGTGCATTTGCTAACTGTAAAGATGTTACTGCATTATTTGCTATTTCGCTTGAACCAACAGAGTTTTCTGCTATTTTTGCTGATGTAACTGCGTTATCTGCTACTGCACTTGCTGTACCTGTAAGATTACCTGTAACATTACCTTCAATATTTGCTATTAATGTTCCAGTCGTGATTGTTAAGTCACCTGTAGAAGCACCAGTAAATGTACCAGTACCCATTTTAAATTTGTCTTCGCTTTCATCAAATCCTATAAAGATATTATCAGAATTACCTCTTTCACCGACAATACCTATATCTCCTGATGGAGAACCAGATGTGCCGTTTGCAAGTTCGATTAACTTATCTGAAATAACTGTGTTTGTTGATGATGCAGTCGTTGTTGTACCTGTTACTTCTAAATTACCTGAGAAAGTAACATTACCTGTAAATGTTTGACCACCAAGTGCATCTGATTTTAGTTCAGAAGCTGATATAGCATTTGCAGCTACTTGAGTATTTGTTACAGCATTTCCTGCTATCTCGCTACTTCCTATTGAATTTGCGGATACGTGTCTTGCAACAATGCTATTACTTGATACTTTTGTACCATCTACAGCATTATCAGATATATTTCCAGTTGCTATTGAATTATCAGCTATTTTATCCGCTGTAACTGCATCGTCTGCTATATTAGCTGTAGCAACAGCATTTGTAGCTAACTCTGAACTACTTATTGCATTTGCTGATATTTCTGAACTACCTACTGAATTTGCGGAAAGATGTGTAAAATCTATTGAGTTTGCAGCTATCTTTGTTCCTGATACAGCATTTTCAGCTATTTTTGTACCTGTGACTGCTCCATCAAAGATTTTTGCATCTGTGACTGCACTTGCACCAAGTTTTGTATTTGTAACAGAACCATCACCTAATAAATCTTCTACGATTGTTTCACTTGGAATCTGTGTAGCTGTTACTGAATTTTGTGTTATTTCACTTGATGTAACAGAGTTTTCTGCTATCTTTCCAGCTGTTACTGAATTTGTTGCTAATGCTGATGTAGTAATTGCATTTGCTGCCATCTTCGCAGATGTAACTGCTCCTGAAGATATATGTATTGTATCTATACTCCCTGAAACTAATTCACTAGAATCTACTGAGTTTGCTGCTATAGCTGCTCCATCAATTGCATTATCTGCTACACTTGATACAGCTGTACCTGCTAGTTGAGTTGATGTAACTGCATTTGCTGCTATTTCTGCTGAGCCAACTGAATTTACAGCTAGTTCTGAAGCAGTAACAGCATTAGCCGCTATTTTTGCTCCTGATATAGCATTTTCAGCTACTGCATTTTCTTGTACTAAAACTTTACCTATTAATGGCATCTTATGTTTGCTCCAAATAACTTAGTACTACATCTACTGAAGAAGCAATGTTTGATTGAACTTTTATTGCATCTCCTGCTTCTAGTACCACTTTAGCATCTCCTCCGATTGGGGCGAGTGTGGATTGACCTGGTATCTCTATTTGTGAAACTATTCCTACATGAGTAGTTGCAGAGGCATCATAAAATTCTACATTAGCTTCAATTGCACCTCCACTTTGATTACATAAATATAATCCTATAATTGTTACAGTGGTGTCAGAAGGACAGGTATATACTGTAGATAAACTTGTTCCTACGCTTGCGCTTGTTGCTGATTTAAATGCTGATGCCATAATTTTATCCTAATGCTATTGAAAAGGCGAGTAAGTCTGCTTGAGTTAGCTGATCGGGATTATGACTAGCAACAGTCACAATACTCCCATTTGCAGCTTTCGTATAAATTTTTTGGTCTGTAACATTCATTGCAATTTCATGTGTTTGCAAATCATTTGCGTCTGGTTCAGAACTCGCCGTTTCTGACCTTTTTACCTTTATTACGTGAGACATATTAGAATGTTCCTCCATCTAATGTATTTGTCCATGTTATTGTTCCGTTATTACCAACTTGTAGTATTTGTCCTACTGAGTTAGTTGAATCGTATGTTCCGATGGATAATGAAGTAAATGACCCACCGCCATTTGCTCCAAATATTAAATCGCCTTCTGATAAAGAACTTAATCCTTTTAATCTTAAGCTATCGGAATTAATTTCTATAGTTGTATCATCTACATTTACAGATAGAGTGTTACCTGAAGAAGCAAGACCATCACCTGCTGTGATTTGTCCAGCACCTGAGAATTGTGTAAATGTAAGAGTATCTGTTCCTAGTGTTGCAGAACCTGTTACGTCTGTTAATACAAAACCGTTATCTGCATTTGTTGTACCTTCTTCAACGAATGTAAACATACCACCAGTAACTTCTGCAGAAGAATCTGCGTCTGTTGTTCTTGTAAGTACGAATGGATTTGAAACATCACCAACTGTTGTAACTTTATATATACCGTTTTCAGTTCCTGTAGTCTGATTCTTAACAAGTATTCTATCATCTGATGTTGGAGATACTCCGTCTACTGATATTGCTCCATTTGAATCCGCTGTAAGTGTAGCTCCTACACCTCCAGTTCCATTATTATAAGTAGCGGATAAATCTGCTGTTGTTGCTACTCTTACTGAATCTTTAATATCTAGTGCTTGTTTTACGCTATCAACATACGCTTTTGTAGTTGCATCGGTAGCACTCGTTGGAGTTCCTATATTAGTAACTCTGTTTCCACCCATATCAACAGTTTGAGAACCAGCTACTGTGATTCCTCCATCAAAGTCTGCTGATTGTGTGAATGTTGCAGTTCCTGTTACTGTAATAACATCTGCTGATGCATCACCTAAAGTAACATTACCATTTAGAGTTGTTGCTCCTGTTACTGTTAAACTATCAGAGAAAGTTGCGGCATTAGTTACTCCTAATGTACCTGCTATACTTGTATTACCTTCTCCACTTGTAACTGTGAATTTGTCTGTGTTTATTGTTAGATTACCTGGAGTAACAATTGAACCTAATGTTGCTGTTCCAGAAACATCTAGATCTGCGTTCAAATCTACATTTTGTGCAATCTCTACTTCTTCACTTCCATTTGTTGTGATAAATTTAAGATATGAGGTTCCGCCTTCATTTATATCTAAAGCTGATGCTTCATTATCTGGTAGTGTTAAAGAAGTTGATTGTTGCTGTAAATTTAGTTCTCCTCCATGAGTAATTACTAATTGTCCTGCTGCAGCAATGCTTAAATTTCCTGAACTAGTAGAAATAGTATTATTTGATCCAGTAACTACTATGTTACCTGTTTTAAGTTGATCAATTTTACTGTCAGCGTCTACTACTATTGCTGAACTTGCTGTTAGCGTACCAGCTGTATGGTCGAGCATATTTACATATAAATCTCCACCAATAGTTGTAACTGTTCCGTCACTCGGAGCTCCAACAAATAGTTTCTGCGAATTACTTGAGTAAGCTAATTCACCAGCACTAAGTGAGGTAGGAGAGGCGGTACTGCTACTTCTTTTAATTTTAATGGTTTGTGCCATGGTTATATCCTATTGAGCTTAGAAGCTCCCTGCGTCTACCGTGTCTGAGTCCGCTGAATCGTTGCCTATCATTATAGGAACAAACTCGAAGTTCCCACTTGTTGTTTCTCGGTAGATCTTTAACTGATTATCATCAGTATCATAAAATAAATCCCCTTCGGCTAAATTCTGTGTATTAGCTGTAGGAGCTGATGTTGATACAAAAAATTGGTTTGCTAAAAAATTTAACGCACCTTCGACATTTGTCTGACTTGCTAATGTGCCTACTGGATTATTGAAAGTAACACCAGCAGCATCTGATACATCTCCACCAACTGCTGATGAAATTGTAAGAACTGTTGTCTGAGCAGTAGCATTTAGAGTCGTTGTATTAGGAGTAATAGTTATCGTTGTTGCCATTATCGAGTCACATTTTGTGTAACTCTTGCTACACCCTGTATTAATCTAGTAATTGTATTTGCACTAGAATTAAAAATTTCTGTATCATAGTAATATTTACCTGCTGCAATATTTGCAGTTACTGCATTAGTAAGTTTCATAGTGAAAGTTCCATTAGCAGCATCTGAAATAGCGCAAGTAAATGTTGCTGTAAGAGTATTGGAAGAAGGGGTAGGACGAAGTTGTGCAGATACAGTATGTGTACTTAAATTAATAGCGTCTCCATCTTCAGATAAAGCTATAGAAAGGGCAAAATCCGCCCCCTGGTCAATAACGATATCATAATTTCCTGCTGCCATAAAATACTCCTATATGCTAAATTATATCAAAAATATGAGGTACTGTCAAGAACTATTTTTGAGGGGTATATACTTGACCTACGAGTTTGGGAATTTATCTTTAACAGCTTTCCTAGCTAAATAAAATTGTCCAGTTTTTGCTGTCTCACCAAACTTACCGCTATCTATATCATGATATAAGTTATCTAGTTGCTCTCCTAGTTTTTCGTAATAATCTCTTCTATTTACTGCGTATGTATTTGATTTATTTGCGTTTATACTTAAAGCCATTTTATTCTCCGTATCTTTTCACTTTTAGTGTTACTTGATGT